CTATTGCAGAGCCTATGATTGCTGCTTCGATGCCCATGTTATTTTTCCTGTGTTATGTAGATGTCTCTTTTACAATTGTCGAGACAAAGCCTGGTCTCTAGGTACTTAAAACCTAGCATGGTTATAAATTTGAGGTGCTTACTGTCGTGGCGTTCATGGATAGCAAACAGGGGTGATTGACGCAGTGCTGACAAAACTTTTAAGCCAGTCTGCAGGTCTGATTTGACTGATTTGTTGTATCGGTAGACATCACAATGTAAAAACGTGGTGTCTCCGTGTTGGTCGTAATACGCTGTGAAATCATCAGTTTCTATCACTGGTGTTTTCATCATAAGCCTCTCTTTTAAGCACCAGTTTGTACGCTTAACTGAGTCTCTAGATTGAAATTTGAAGTATTGAGAGTAGTAGCACTTAAAGTATAAGTAGTAGACCCAGACCCATTGTCTGTGTCATACCAATTTGCACTGACATGACCGAATGCTAAAAAGGGTTCACCATGCTGAGAACTGCCGTTGGTAAAAATCCCAGTAATTGTCCACGTTTTTATTGTAGTAGAGCCTCTTTTTAACGTCACTGTCGCAGGAAATGGATTTCCTGGCTCATAGGACGCTGCATTAAACTTTCTAGCTAAAGACCAGTTGACACCAATAGAAACAGTTGAGTTAGCTGTCCTAGTTACTGTTACAGAAGCATCTGTATTACCAGTTTGAGTGTCAACTACCACAGGGTCAGGAATTCCTGGTGCCCCTGTTACCACTAACTCCCCATTGACTACAGAAAGGAAAGAACCATCAAGCTTAATCCTGTCGGCACTTAGTTCCCCTGCGATTATTGAGTCAGCAGTTAGCTTTACACCGCTACCAAGACTTACAACATTGTTAGAGTAGGTGAAAGCGGCAAGTCCAGACTGATTGGCACCTCCAGTTGGGTCTATGAGCTTAAACTCATTAGCCATAATTTTAAAAGAGCCAGTAGTACCATCATTATTCTGCTCAAAGCCAGTGACATAGCCATTAACATTTAGCTTCACGCCATACTTGGCTTCTAAAGTTGCAATTCCGTTAGCCGCGGTAGTATCGGCAGAGGCTCTTGTAGAGGCTTCTGTTGTTACCGCTGCGGATACACCGTTTACTGTAGAAGTTAAACTCGTAATGTCACTTGCTAAAGAAGTATCAGCGTTTGTTCTTGCTGTAGTTTCAGCTACAACAGCCGCTGTGTTCTCACCTACAGTTGTAGTCAACGCTGTAATGTCTGAGGCCAAAGAAGTATCAGCGTTTGTTCTTGCTGTAGTTTCAGCTACAACAGCCGCTGTGTTCTCACCTACAGTAGTACTTAGAGCCGTTATGTCTGACGCTAGAGAGGTATCTGCATTAGTTCTTGCTGTAGTTTCAGCTACAACAGCCGCAGTGTTCTCGCCTACAGTTGTAGTCAAGGCAGTTACATCACTAGCTATAGAAGAATCTGCTGTAGTTCTTGCTGAAGTCTCCGCTACGATTGCAGCAGCATTTTCACCTACGGTTGTAGTCAAGGCAGTTATGTCTGAGGCCAAAGAAGAATCAGCATTAGTTCTTGCTGTTTGCTCACTAGTGATTGCTGAAGTATTCGTCCCTACTGTAGTAGCCAAACTTGTAATGTCTGAAGCCAATGAAGTATCGGCATTGGTTCTTGCTGTGGATTCGCTCACTACTGCTGCTGTGTTCTCCCCCACAGTAGTAGTCAATGCCGTTATGTCAGAAGCAATTGAGTTGTCGGCAGTCGTTCTAGCTGAAGTCTCTGCCACTATTGCTGAAGTATTCGTCCCTACTGTAGCGGTAAGGCTCGTAATACTGGCCGCTAATGAAGTATCTGCATTTGCCCTAGCATTAGATTCAGTTTGAATAGCCGCAGTGTTTGTACCTACTGTAGCTGCTAGTCCAGTAATGTCTGTGGCAAGCGCAGAATCTGCGGTAGTCCTGGCTGTAGATTCACTGGTTATAGCCGCTGTGTTATTACCTACTGTAGTAGTTAAGGCTGTAATATCAGAAGCTAAGGAAGTGTCTTCGGTAGTCCTAGCAGAAGTCTCTGCCACAATTGCTGCTGTGTTATTTCCTACAGTAGTAACTAAAGCAGTCACGTCTGACGCAATACTAGCGTCTGCTGTAGTCCTTGCACTAGATTCGCTACTAATAGCTGCTGTGTTGTTCCCTACTGTGGTAGTCAGAGATGTAATGTCACTAGCGAGTGAACTATCTGCTGTGGTACGTGCTGAAGTTTCACTCACGATTGCTGCTGTGTTATTACCGACAGTTGTCGTGAGTGCCGTAATGTCACTAGCTATAGAAGAGTCAGCACTAGACCTTGCTGAAGTCTCAGCCACTATCGCTGAAGTATTACTGCCCACAGTCGTTGTTAACGCTGTTAAATCTGAGGCAATACTAGAGTCTGCGGTAGAACGTGCGGTGCTTTCGCTAGTGATAGCCGCAGTGTTGCCACTGACCGTAGTTGCCAGGGATGTAATGTCACTAGCAAGGGAAGTGTCTGCTGTAGTTCTAGCGGTAGTCTCTGCTACCACAGCCGCAGTATTTGTCCCGACTGTAGCAGTCAAAGCTGTGATGTCGGATGCCAAAGAAGTATCTGCTGTAGTTCTAGCAGAAGACTCTGAAGTTATTGCAGCAGTATTAGTACCTACAGTGGTAGTCAGCGCAGTAATATCTGAAGCTAAAGAAGTATCTGCTGTTGTTCTAGCAGAAGACTCTGAAGTAATAGCTGCGGTGTTGTTCCCTACAGTTGTAGTTAAGGACGTAATATCTGAAGCTAGGGAGGTATCTGCTGTAGTCCTAGCTGTAGTTTCTGCCAGAACAGCGGCTGTGTTATTTCCAACTGTTGTAGTCAAAGCTGTAATATCAGAAGCTATTGAGGTATCAGCATTCGCCCTAGCTGTAGTTTCTGAGACTATCGCTGCTGCATTAGTTCCTACGGTAGCGGTAAGTGCTGTAATGTCTGACGCTAAAGAAGTATCGGCAGTAGCTCTTGCTGTTTGTTCGCTACTGATAGCTGAAGTATTACCACTGACCGTAGCAGTCAAAGCGGTTACTGTGTTAGCAATAGCAGTATCTTCTGTAGCCCGAACACTAGACTCTGTTGCAATAGCTGCGGCATTGACTTGGGTAGCATTGTTTCCTGCCGCATTATTTACAGTAGCAATCATATTGTTGACTTGCGTAGTCAATGCACTTACGTCATTAGTTCTAGCGGTAGTCTCTGCTGATATAGACGCAGTATTAGCGCCAGTAGTTGTTTGTATAGCAGTTAAGCGAGTACCAAGAGATTCTGTTGCGCTTACTTGAGTTGTTGCCGTATCTAATATGAAAGCATCCCCTGCACCATTGGTAGCACCAAGAAGCGACAGGGTCGTTGTTATTGCTGTATCGCCTGTAACTCTTTGGCTAGACTCATTTGTAAATAAAGTCTCTAAACCAGTACCAGAAAACGACCCTGCAAGAATATCGGTAATAGCCGCAGCCCTAGTGGTAGATTCAGCAAGGATATCAGCAGATAAGCCATTAGTAATAGATGTAACCGATGCCGCATTAGTCGCGATAGTAGAAGCAAGACCGTTAGTGACAGAAGTAGATGAAGCTGCATTAGCAATAATATCTACAGCTAAACCATCAGTGACTGAAGTAGCCGAAGCTGCATTAGCGGTAATATCAGCGGCTAAACCATTAGTGACTGAAGTAGCCGAAGCTGCATTAGCGGTAATATCTACAGCTAAACCATCAGTGACTGAGGTTATAGAAGCTGCATTGGATATAATATCTGCTGCTAAACCATCAGTGACTGAAGTGATACTGGCAGCATTGGATATAATATCTGCTGCTAAACCGTCAGTGACAGAAGTAATTGAATTGGCACTGGCTATAATAGCTGCTGCTGAAGTAGCTTCGCTAGTTGCTACGGCCGCTGCTGAAGTAGCTGCGCTTGTTGCTATGGCTGCTGCTGAAGTAGCTTCGCTAGTTGCTATGGCTGCTGCTGAAGTAGCTTCGCTAGTTGCTATGGCTGCTGTGGTATTGGCATTTACATCAGTACCACCACCTTCTGCTAATGTATTAGTAGTGTCAGCCGCTTCCTTTTGAGTAATCAGGGCATTCTCTATGCGCTGTAGCTCATCGTCTAAGTATCTCTCATTGGGCTCAGACAAAAGTTTATTAAGTGGCTTTTTTAGTTTAGGTTTAATGTGTCTCTTATATCCAAGAATAGGAAGATTTGCCATTTAACTACCTCCTACCTGTAGTCAATACATCTGTATCAAAACCTAGGAAACTAAAGTCTTTTGTGTCCTCTACAGTCATTTTGTAAGACAGATATCTGCCAGAGGCTCTTGTATCGATCTTGTAGTCTGTAGCACCGTCAAACGTAACGCTTAAGCCATAGACAGCTACGTCCCCTAGTAAATCTGCTGCACCAAAGCTAAAAGTAAACTGCTTGTTGGCATTTGTAGTGTCTACCTGCGGTACTATCTTAGAGATTACTTTGTACCCGGTGAGAGGAGACATTTCATCTAGGTCTATACCTACGCGCTCTAGAAAAGGATTCTTGTTGGCTTCTGTGTCCAAGGGGAACGAGAGACTGCCAGAGTCACTTAAATCTAAGCCATATAACTTGTCTGAAGTTAGCCCATCCGTAGCATTAGATTCACCTACAAATATACTATGGTTGTCATAGCCTGCTTCCTGCGTGTAGTAGCTACCACCTATAGTGTCATAGACAGACGTAGTACTTGCATAGGTCGTTGCAGAGCTAATGGTTCCTACAGTCGAACTAGCCACGTTAGGGAGGTCTGTGAATGACCACGTTTGATTCTTATAGTTAAAGACAGCAGCCCTGTTACAACGGTCACCGTGAGTGTATTCAGCCATATCATCGCCTGATACGTAGCAGAACAACACTTCATCTAAGTCAGGGTTATGGTGAACAAAACACCTGTCAGTTTTTGCTGTGTTAAGTCCAGAGAATATGTACTTCTTTACTCTCTCATCACAGATAGACTGCCGTGAGTGGGAGTCATGGACATAGATGTCATCATAGTCAAAAACGTAATGTGTTCCCTCAACCTCTGCAATACAGTTTTGGTTGATAACACCACAGTCACTAAAGATTTTTCTAAAGTTATGAATGAATGTGCCACCCACGAATTCCATTAACCACACTTGGTCTTTGGCATAGACAATAAAATTAGTACCTAGGGTGAGCCCATCGACAATACCTGTTTTCATTTGTACCAGGTCATTGAATCCTGCCGACTTAGTTGTGTCTGAGGCATCCCACGAATCTGGGACTGAGTTAGCTAAAGCTAGGTTACTGAAGCGTACCCTGGAAGGAAAGGAAGTAGAGCCTTCAGTAATATTAAGTGCCAGGAGAAAATCACCATAAGACCTTACAGACTCAGCTCTCCAGGTGGAGTCCCAGTTTGGTAAGGTAGCAAAGCTACTGCCTCCATTTACCATGTACACAGGGACTTGGTCACGCCTATTAATGTAGGCTATGTCTGCAAGGCTAGTGCCTGTAAGGGGGCTTATGTTAGATGCGGTCGTAGAGATACTCCCTTGTAGGGATGTTATCGACCCATTGGTGTACTGCTTGATTGCAAAAGTATCAGAGACAATGACAACTGACGCATACCCACCACTACTGTCGGAAGGTATGGCATAAGTAAACCTAGGTTTAAAACCAAGGGAATCTTTAATAGTACGGAAGACAGGTGAACGCCCTACCCGACTCTCATCGAATCTTACGTTCTTGCCCCTAGTAAAAGCATTGATAGGGAGGGACGCAGGACGTATGTCTGTGACTACGCCTACGCCACCAACATCTCTGACCGGGAGTATCTGTCCCATATTGTGTTCCTTAAGTTATACATTTTTCTTATGCTGTACGTTTCCACATATAGACAACTACATAGGGCTGTAAGTTATTGTGGGCAGTACCACCACCAGTAGCCGCTGTAGTACTAGATTGACTTGCAGTTAGTGGTCCACCGCCTGTGCGGTTGTTAGACCCAGAGGTTGTCTGGTGGGCAGTAAATTCATGTGTATGACTAGGAATCTCATCTATAGACAACGTGTGTGTCTTAGCACCGCCTAACAGAACAGAACTACCGTCACCCGAAGGAGCAACAAAGTCAGTGTCTGGTTCAGCTGCATCATCATGTCCTACTAAGACTCTACCTTGTCCAAAGGATACCCAGGTACCACCAAAGACTGTCTCTGGACTACCACTGGTAATAGCCGTATAGATAGCCCCTACCGGATAAATAGAGTCAAGGGCTGCAGCTTTCACTAAGCCCCATACCTCTAAAGCAGTAATACCTGTAGCCAATACAGGAGTAATTTCACCCTCACTATCTGTAAAAGCAGTGATAGCGGATGCTACAGGTGCAGTGATACCAAGAAGTGTCTTTACCTTGTCTGCTGTGATGCCTGTGTTAAAGGTGACATCGGTGCCATCAGAAACTAGTGCAGTCTTCTTGTTTAGTTCATCAGCTGACAAAGTCACTGGACCAGTAAGACCAGGCCAAGTAGCTTTGACAGTGGCCTTAATAAGACGTAAGTGGTCATCAGCCTGAGAGAGTGCGTCTGTAGCCGCAGGGTTAGCTGCATTGAGGCTATCAATGTAGGTGCCTGTTTCAAGTGCCATTGGGGGAAATCCTGTGTGTGTGCGGTAGAGTTAACTAGAGTTAACTAGAGTGGTCCTGGGTGGGACCCTGGTCAAAGAAGGCAGACAACAACAACAACAAGTCAACCCTTTACCCTTGTTTTTGAAGTCCATATACCATTAGACCCATTGGGGGTCATTTAGATAGCCAGGAGTCCCTGGAATCATAGACATTTATCCATATAGGCTCTGTGTCCCAGGTACTAAGGGCGATCGATATGTTATCGACCTCCATAAGATGTGTTCGGTACCTGTCACATAGGACATTTGTGACTTATAGAAAAATATATTGGACTAAGGGTCTTTCTTTTGGTTGAAAATAGGGATGTAAACCCAAGTCCACCCAAGCTCCCTCAAGTCCTCTCAAGTCCACCCTAAGCTATCCCAGGTCAACCCAGGTAATCCCAGGTCAACCCAGATAAACTCAGGCAGCAAGCGTGTACATAAGGCTCAGAAGTCCACCAGGTTACGATTGAGGGGAGACCGATGTCACCCGGTGGACTACTGAGAACTAATAGGTATTACAATAGACATTACAGTGTATACATATGAAGTAAACTACGACGGTAGAACCCCACTGGTATCTCTAAAGGGTGGACACAATAGAATTAGTGTTACTTACAGTATCTATAAGTTACTTTTATCATTGTATAAGGTAGGTTCATATGTAGTCTATTGACTTGATAGTGACTATCAATGGGAGTATGGTGCGGACTTGTATCGGAGGGGCAGGAAGCACTCCTCGTCAGTCTTGTTACTGGCATTCAAGGAGGCTCCTGTTCCTTCGGTACACTCACTACCACTAATTAGCTATAATAATACTACAAGTTGGTAGGATTTAAATATTACACGAAATTACTTCTAATCATAGTCTTGATAACTACAATGCATTCGTGTAATGGATAAGTGATTAGTACAATGAGTTCCTGTCTTTAACTAACCAGGAACCCACGATACTTATGCTCTATATGATTGCCTTCACACTCTTAGCACTAACTCTTATTAGCTTCGATAGTCTCAACAATTAGTTTATCTAAATACCATTTAGCTTTCTCTAGGTCCTGGGTTACAGGTATGTTACCTGGGTCCTTGAGTCCTAGCCTCCACAGATACTTGATAATACATCCACGTAAATAACCTTTGAACTCATCAGGTGTCATGGCTGCCTGCATTGCATCGATACACTCTATGCTGCCATTAGTGTAATGGCTTGGGTTGATGGGTGTGTCCTGCTTGTTAAGAGCATGAGCTTCAGCCATAGCCATATCAATGTAAGGCTTGTAGTCGATACTCTCTGTCTTCTCTATTGCAGGGTGAGCTATCTTAAGTTTGTCCCACTCTTCTGGGGATGCTGAGTTGATACCTAAGTAACCAGTCATTTCTTATCCCCAGTAATTATGATGATGAAATGGATAAGAGTGGCAGCAACAAACAGAAGGAAGAAGCTACTAGCTAATAAGTCAATCAACAAGTCCATTAGTCTTCTCCTTGCGTTGGGTGCATCAGTTCAATGTGGTAGGCAGACCTGGCTCTATCTAATGCACCATCAGCCACCTGTAGTGCTACATCAGCTGCCTTACGGTTAGCTCTAGCTCGATCTACATCTCTTCCTAACTGGTCTAAGCTTGGACGCATGTCACTGAAGTGCGTCTTACTTAACAATGAATTACCTAATGAAGTCATGAGTTATCTCCTGCTAATATTCGTTGTTTAGTTTCGAAGTTGCGACCATTACGTCGAGCCATTGCCTTCTTGTAGGCTTCTCTGTTGGTCGTATGATGTCGTGGTTTGTATTGCAGCCCATCCTCAAGACCTGCGTAGTAATTGGTACAGGTCTCTGTTATCTGTCTCTCGTCCAATAGCTTTCGAGGCTTAGTCAGCTGCAGGTTCTCTCTCCAGGTTAATATCATCAGGTCACACCTCACATTCTTGACAAGCAGCAAACTTCTGCCACTCGTTCTGGGTGATACCACTGATTAAATACTCCCGGTCTTCAGCACTAAGGTCTGGACACACTTCCTGTATCAGCTCACCGTTAGCGTGACGTTTGAGTTGCTCCTGGGTAACATCGATGTCTCTCACATGAGTGATACCAGTCAGCAACGATACTTTAGGTACCATCATCGTCCTGGCTCCCACATGTTTATAGTCTCTGTATCCCAGTTCCAATCGCAGCTCCTTAGTATCCTGGCGCAGCGACTCTGGGCTATTGCATCCTCCCTGGTTAACCCGGCCTTAAGATAAGCCTGGAGTACCTGGTCCCAACTTGGATGGTTACCCAAGATACCTTCAGCTTTCTTTGGACCAGTCCCAGGTATGCCTTTATACCCATCTGTTGAGTCCCCGGTTAAACATTGCGTCAAGAAGTAATGGTTGGCATCGGCTTCAGTTACAGTCAGCAGCTCGTCAGCCATAGGTCTATACAGTTGTCCTGGGATTGTCTTCATGTCTTTGTCACAAGACACAATGCAAGTAGGATGGGTGTTGGAGGACTGGAGAATACCCATGATGTCATCAGCTTCCAGAGTGTCCTGGACATGACACTGGTAGACCTCTTGAGCCCATTGCACCAGGTACTTATAACCAACTGGCTTCCTGGTCTTCTTCCGACCACCTTTGTAATCAGGTAGCACAGTCTTTCTGAAGTTGTCGCCAACCGTGAAGCACACCAACATCTGCTCAGCTTTTAGCCTCTCAAGAAACCCTTGAAGCCGACTGTTAAACATCTTCTTAGCTGCATCGACATTGGTCGATAGGGACCATATGTCCTCACCCCAATCAACCTCTTCTTCGCAAGCTGCAGCAGCCTGGTACAAGTACAAGTCACCATCAATCAGTAACGTAGTTTTATCTTTAGAGAAGCTCTTCAATGCGTTCATTGATACCCTCCAGGAACTCTTCACCTTCGTCCGTAATTAACCACCGCTTACCAAAGGTTTCATAGTCGACCTCAGTGGTTATGAGACCACTGCTTGCAGCAACACCAATGAAAAAGGCTGCTTGTCTACTGAAGTTACTTTTGACTGTGAAGGGGCTTCG